CCCGAGCACACTCTTTCTGGTCATCGAGTTCTTCAGGGCGGAGGTGTCCGGCAGCCAACGCAGCACGGTCTGGTTAAAGCCGGCCAGAGCAGCCTCGATCTGGTTGTTGACCGCGGCGACCGCCTCCTTGTCTTTCTTGTCGACATCGGTCATATACTGGGTAGTGATCGCCTCCCTCAGCTTGGTCAGCAGCTCGGAGGGGATGGCCACGGCGCCGGCCGGGTTCTCATCCTGCATCCTCAACACGATCGTCTGCTCATCCACGCCATTGGCGATGGCGGTCAGCATGGCGTCCTTGCGCTCGCGGATCGAGTCGAACTGCTCAATGACCGGTCGGCCGTCGGTGCCGGTGAACTGCAGGACGAACGTGCCGTAGCGGGAAAGCGGGAAGTACATGCCCTTGAGCCGGCTGAAGGAGTTGTTGAACTGCTCCATGAGCGACTTGCGCAGGTCGGAGCCCTCTTTCGACACCTTCTCGATAAAGGCCAGGCTCGCGTCGCGGTCCATGTCGCGCAGCTTGCCGAGGTATTTGGCGATCTCGACCATCTGCTTTTGCGTCTTCGGACCAAGGGCATCATACTCTTTCTTCGCCTCGGCGTAGGCCTGGGTGAAGGTCATCCCGGTCGCTTTCTGCATCCCGGCATCGACCCATGACTTCTGCGCGGCGACGATCTGCTGGCCGGGAGGGAGCTTGTCACTCACCCAGTCCTGCTTGCTGAGTTCTTTGGTCGGGTTCATCTGGTTGAAGGTGGCGACCAGCATGGCCCGGTTGAATTTGTCGATGCCGGTCTCAGATTCTGCGGCCTTGACAGCCTCCTCGTGAATGGCGAAGAAGTCGTCGATCAGCCGGGTGGTAGTGGCCTCCAACTCGTTGGTGTGCTTGGCCAGGTCCTTGATCCAGTGGATCGTCTTGCCATAGGTCTGAGCTAGGTGCGAGAGCGGGGTGACGGCGAGGACCTTGGGGGCGTGCTGCAGCCATTTGTCGTGCAGGGCGTCCTTGGGATTGTTTAGGGAGGCGAGGGCGTTGGCAGCGGTCGTCCTGGCATCCTTGACCGCAGTATTAAGGGATGAGATCATCTGGGATTCGACGGAGCCGTACATGGCGATATCCGGATTGCTGCCGTCCCAGGTCTGATTGAAGATGGACTTGATCTGGGTGGGGGAAAATACAGCATAAGTATTATACGCTCCTTTCCCTCCTTCCCTAGAGATCATCCCATCATAGCCAGACTCCTTCAGCACCCCAACGATTTCGGGTTCTGTGTTTACCCACTCATACGCTCGAAGATACTTTTCAGCTCCTGTGTATTTTGTATCAAGACTTCTGAGTCGCTCAACTAGTTTCAAGGCCGTGGGTTTATCTATGTTTCCACTATCGTACGAACTCATTACTCCAGCCTTCAGCCTCTCAGTCATCTCTTTTATGGGTACAGTAGTTTCACTGTCTCTGAACCCAAAATCAAAAGGGTTGTTTACTTGCAGGTAAACAGGGTAGACCTTGGGGTTAGTAATAAGTTTCTTGTCTACCGTCGGGCGATATTTGTACATTGCGTGGTCGCTGGCATAACTTGGATCTACGGCGAACCAACTCGCTCCAGTTTGGCTGGTGTCAAAAGAAGAGAAGTTCCCTAGATCCGTACCATGATAAACCACCAACGGCTTACCGTCAGCATCGACAACCTTCGACTCAGCAAACCATTTCTTGAACGCCGGCTCGTTCTGAATCTTGCTGGCCGCATCCTCGACATTCATCGCCGTAGTCTGGGCCACCGTCGCTGGCACTCCAGTCTTGGCAGCGGTGAGAAGCTCAAGGACCGGCGCGTCGAAGATCGTCTCACTGGCGGCGAGGACCTTGGCCAGGGCGGTGTTCGAGGACACCGGCAGACCGAGCAGGGTGCGGATGGATGCGACGAACTTGGACCACAGGGTCTCGGGTCCGGACTTGATGGTCTCGAGGTACTCCTGCATCTCCTTGTTCGACAGGGTCCAGGCCAGGATCTCGTGCGGGTTGGCCAGGGCGTTGGTGCGCTTGTTGAATATCGCCCGCTCGAGCCTCGTCAGGTTGCCCATGTCGTTCTTGTTGGCTTCGATGCGGGCGTTGAAGTGGGCGATGATCTCGTTGGTGACAGCGTACAGGTCAGCGACTGCCTTGGCCGTGGCGGTGCCGGCGGCCGAGCGGCGGTTGCCGAGATGTAGAGCGGCCTGGGTGGCGGCGTGGATGAACTCATGGAGGGCGACCTCGTAGGACATGCCACTCTTGCCGGTGACATCGGCGCCGTTCAGCCAGACATCGACGGTCATCGGGGTCTTATTGAACCACGTCGAGGACATCCCCCGGGCGTTGGCCAGAGATGCAGGGACTTGGTCGCCAACATGGGCGATCTTGAAGTTGAACTTGATGCCTTGAGCGGTGAGTCTTTGCAGGACGTTTCTGACCTTCTCAGCGATGACCCTGTTGGAGGCGGTCGGGGCGTTGTCGACCAAGAACTTGGTGGCTTCGAGGGCGGTCTTGCCTTCAAGTCCTTGTTGAATGGCCTGGGCTTCCAAGGTGTCCGGGTCGCTGCCGAGGGTTTTCTTTTCGCTTGCCACCATCTCCGACTCAACCGAGTCCAGAGGCAGCACCTCCTGGTAGTCCTTCTCGCTCATGCTGGCCAGTTCGTAGAACAGGCGGTCGTCGATCTTGGCTTTGGGGTCCAACTCACGGCGCGCCTCGGCGAGGGCGGTGTAGGCCTCGACTGAGGGCACCCGCTTGAACTCCTTGGCACCGTCCTCGGCGATGATCTCGGCCACGGTGGGGGCGAGCATCTCGTGTTTCCTGGCCGCGACCCGGGCGACTACCGAGGCCTTGGGTGTGGTTTTCGGCTTGACGAACCCCTTGACCGTTTTGTCGTGGGCTGCCTGCACACTCTCCGGGCTCAGGTCCTTGACGGTGAACGACGCGCCTTTGGCTTTGCCCTCGGTGATGGTGTAGTTGTGCAGACCATCCTTGCTCCCATCATATTTGGTGCCTTTGGGAGTGAGTCCTTTGTCCTCAGAAAATCTCTTCTCGCGCAGTTGCAGAGCTTTCTTCTTGGTAGCGGCATCGGTTGCAGGGTTCTGGGCTATAGCCCACAGTACATTCAGGTCCTTATACTCTTCCGCACCGATCTTCTGCACTGCGGTCTTCATGTCCTGCGCGGTAGCTTTGTTTCCGCCTAAATTATTGGCAAGACGTTCCAGTATGTCCTTGCGCATGTACTGGTCGGGCTCTGCGTCGTATATATCCTCCCACCGGTTAGACTCCACAGCGGGCTGTAGTTTAGCTTTGGATCCCACATCGCCGGCTTGCTCGTTGCTTCCAATATCTCCTGCAACTGCTGAACTGGCATTGGCTTGCTTTGTATCATCATTCTTCCCTCCTTTCAATTTAGGAACAGGCTTTACCTTCTTGGGAGAAGTGACCCCCTGCGGTGGGCTTGCCGGTGCCTTGGCAGAGGCCGAGGGGGTGCTTTTCTCTACTCCATTGGCAGGTACGGCCGGAGGCACCACGTCGATGACATCTGCCCCTGCGTTGTCCACCCCCACCACGGCACCACTTGGAACTTCGGCTCCGGGGGCGGCTGGTTCTCCTTGAGCAGCTTGAACATTTCCTGCATCTGCTGGAGTGACATTGCCTGCCCCGGCCTGCCCTGTGTTGACTGGATTGACATTCGTTACCTCCGTGGTGTTCTTCTGCAACCAGGCCACCTGCGACCCGGGACCTTTACGGGCGGCGAGGGCCTCCTCGATATCGGTCTTGCTCATCCCCTCCGCCGGCGCAAACGTGCGGACCTCTCCCCTGACATTATACTGCACCGTGTCGGGTTTGGCAGGGTCATCGGGTAACCGGACGTAGGGCTCAGTGGAGGGTTTCTTAATGCCTATGTTTGCCGGGAGGACAGGGCTGCCCAATACCTTCTCTTCTCCATTTCTTGTCTGAAATGAGAAAATGTCACTACCTGCTCCTTCATATTCTACAACTGTCGTCCCAGCCTTGGTAGTCTTCTTCCGTATAGTCCATGAATTTTCAGGAACATCCTTGTCGTAAACTACTGTCCCATCGGGGAGTGACTCAGCAAGCCCCTTAACTGCCGTAACATACTCTTGCCGATTGGTGGCATTTTTTATAGCGTCGACGTGAACCGTGTGATCCTGCACCAGCGAAGCACGTGGGATGGTGGTCACCGTCCGCCGGCCGTCCTCGGTGTATCGGGCGATCTCCTTGCCCTTGCCGGCAAGTTCTTTCTTCTGGACGAAATGCTCGTTGCCGAGGGTATCCTTGACCTTGACCAGATCGGCCTCGTAACCGGTGATCGGGGTCTTGCTGACATCCTCTTTGACCGGCGGCTGGCTGAAGCGCATCCCGAGACCGGGAGAGGGCTGCTGCCGGGACGGCGGCACGGTAACGCCTGAATAGTCTTCCGCCGGCACGTTGCGGGTCTTGTTGTAGATCTCTGCTCTACGCCGCTGTATGGCCTCATCGGCCTCTGCCAGCAGCTGCTCGGCCGGCGCCTTGGCCGCGTCGGTGGTGAGGCTACGGATGCCACCCTGCGCCAGCCCCCTGATCGTCTTGTCTTCGATGGTGCCGGGGAGGGTCACTCCTGAGTAGTCCTCAGCCGGCAGGTTCTTCGTCTTATTGTAAATCTTCGAAGCCCGTTCCTGCTCGACCCACTCGAGAGCAGCGGCGATCTCGTCCGGCTTGTTGGCGGCGAGGAGCTTGCTCATCTCATCGATCGGGATATTGATCGTCGCAGTCTGGCCGTCAGCGGTCGGGAAACTGACATTGGCCATGCTGTTCTTGGTGCCGTTGAGCACAATGCCCTCGGGCAGCAGGGTGGTGAGTAGCTCGCCGCTCACCTGGTCCCTGGTCGGGTCTTCGCTCGGGGTGTCGTCGAGGACCTCTTGAGCGCGGGGGCGCAAGGCCGGACCCATTGCCCCGCCGAGCACACCGCCACCAACTGCACCCATCACACCGCCGAACGCCGTCTCTGTCAGACTCTCTTTGGTCAGGGGGTTGTCGCCACTGGCAAGCTGCTCAACCGGGTTCTGGACAATCTCCTCGGCGCCCTCTATCGCGCCGCCTTTGACTGCCCCGGAACCGATTGCCTTCATGACCGTAGTGTCGGCCAACATCCCGGCAAGCTGCTTGCGCCCGGCCTCGGAGGTGAGTTTGATCGCCCAGTCCTGCGGACCGAACTTGCTTTCGATAATGCCGACAGTGGCTGCGCCCAGGGCGGCGATAGCCTTGTCCTTGAAATCTCCGGCGGCGGTCGGGTCTTTCTCGATCTGTTTGCCGCGGATGCCTCCGAACGACGGCAGGGCGGCGACAAGGGCGGGCCCGCCCCAGGAGACAAGCTGCCCGGCACCGGCAACGATCGGGGCGGCGAGACCAGCGAGCGGGGCGGCAGCGGTGATGCCGGTGCCCAGAGCCCGCATCCCGAGCATCGCCCCGATCGAGCCGGCGGCGTTGCCGGTTGCCTCGGCGACAGTCGTCCCCGGATTCTCGACGATATCCCTGAACCCCTGCACCTTGGTCGGGTTGGCCTCGGTGACCTCCTGCCCGTATTGCTTGAGAGCATTGTCCTGCGAGACCAGGCTCGGAGCAACATCGGCAGCCAGTTGACCAGCGCCTTTAATCGTCGCCCCTACTGCCTGCTTGGCGGCAGCGCGGAAACCTCCGGTGACCGGTGGCTGGGCGGAAGCGGAGTTGGGGGCAAGCAGAGAATCAAGCTCGTCCCCCGGGGGGGCCAGCAATCGATCAAGTTCGTCCATCAGATTTCTCCAGCGCCGATCTTCCTGAGTATCTCAGCCTTCTCTTCCTGCGTCATGGTCTGCTTGATGAGTTTCGAGGCCTTGGTCCGTTGCTCCGGAGTGAGGGCCTGAGCTGCTGCCTGCGCTGGATCAGTGCCTCCACTCTCCTGCGGCACGACCTTGCGAAATCCTCCTGGGGCGTTCGGATCTTCAATGGTGCCGACAATCCGAGACCCCTTCATGTCCGGCATCTCCTCGGTGGTCCAGTACGGTGCTGGTGATTTCTCCTGCCTCCCGGTCAGCAGGTTGATTCGGTCCTTGATCCGAGCGCGGGCAGCGTCGTCCGGCGCAGCGTCGTACTGATCGATCAGACCTTGCACCTCTTCGGCCTGAGCAAGCTCACGCTCTGCTGCCTGGGTCTGCACGCGGTCCAGTCCAATGCCGGACGCTGCTTTATCTGAGAGTATCCGGTTCTGTTCGTCAGCGGTGCGCTGGCGCATCCCGGCCGACATAAGCTCGGCATCCTGCCCCCTGGCCGTGAGGTCCTGGGTAGCTTGGACCTGGGCACGTTTTTGCCGTACTCCGGCGACCACCATCTCGCCGATGTTCATATCCTCGAGCTTCTTACCTTCTTCCGCCGGCGGGGTAGCCCCGAACCACCTGCCTCGGGGAGTGTTGACATATTCCTGGTATCGCTGAATCTGCCCATCCGGCCGCACCGGGTCGGCGAGGAACGCTGCCCTGGCTGCTGGGGAGGTAGACGGGTCGAACGACACATCCATGTTGCCGACGCGGCGGATGCCGGTCTGCTGGGGAGCTGACTGGAACGTCGGTTCGGCTATCGGATTACCTGCCCGGTCAGTCCAGCGCATCCCCCCACCGGCGTCCATCGACAGTGCTGCCCCGGTCGCTGAGTCACGAATGAAATTGTGCTGCGGTGGGCTGGGGGCCGCCGTGTCTACGGCGGTATGGGACGGGGCCAGCTCTTGCCGGCGGAGACCGGCGACTACGTCGGCCGGTTTGACTTTAGCCGAAGCCCCGGGTGCCGGCGTTTCGACCGGGGCAACTACCTGCGGCGGAGGCGGAGCCGGGGGGGCGTTAAACCCCTGCTGCGGAGTGCCGGCCCGCGCCGTGCTGAATTTTTCCTGCAAACCTCGCCACCCTCTCCCGACGGCGGCTGATATTCTTTCTTCCGGTGTCAAATATGCCATCTGCCATCTCCTTCAGGTTAGGGTGTGGCTTAACTATAGAGTACTCCCTCGCATAAATCAAGCAAACGCATTGACAGACGTGCTGACAACGCTATTAAGCGAGGCCGCAAAGGCTGCTGCGGTGCGAGCGAGGGTGTCGGCCGCCGCTGTCAGGGCCTGGACCTCGACTTGGCTGTTCTGTGTTGCGTTGGTTCGCCGGTGGATGTAGATGCCGTCACGCGACTCCAGCTCGGCCAGCTTGCTGTTGAGGATGATTCGGTCGCGCTCAAGCCGGACATTGTAGAGATTGGCATACGCCGAGACCATTTTAGCCTGGGCATCCGAGTTGACGTTGGTGACATCGACCGCCGAGGCCGGGGCGGTTGCCATCGCCCGGATGTAATCGACCGCGGCCCGCATCGCCTCAAACCGGGACTTGAGCGCCTGCTCAACGGCAAACCTGACCGTCTCGATCTCGATCCGCAACTGCTCAACTGCTTTTGCCGTTGACGCCTTGCCGGTCTCCCCCAGCCCGACGAACCTAGCCTCGTCGACCTTGGCCAGCATCGCCCCGGCCGGCATCATGATTCCTTTGGCGGCGAAGCCGGTGTAAATCTGTTTCTCCACCCGCCTGCCGTCGGCAATGACCCGGTCCCGGTCCCGCTGCCATGCCTGGTTCTCGATATCAGCATTGATCCCGGTGCCCCCGTTGGTGATCGTGTCTACCAGCCAGGCGGTCGCCTCGTCGAAAGCGTCGGAGGCGAGGGGGTAGTAGAGCGTGAAGAAGTCGCCCAACTGGTCTGCCAGCATGGCGATGATCTCCGCCAGGCGCACGTCGTACTCGGTCTTTGAGTCGTTGACCGTGGGGATGGCAGGCTCGACCGCCTCGACCGCGAAACCGGAGAGACTATCAGGCGGCGTGATGTACACCCCAGCGTTGGTCGAGATAAGGTCATTGGCCGCGTCGACCGCAGCGTTAGTGTTGCTTGTAGCAACCTCCAGAGCGGAGGTGATGATCGCATTGATCTGGTCGGCGGCGTCGGACATGTCATATTCTCCTGGTAAGGTTTGCCGGGACGAACTCCACCCCGATCAGGTCAGTATCGTCTGACGACATCAACGTGAACCCCCACTGGTGCCCCTGGATGTCATGCGGGATCTTGGCGCGGTAATCATAAGGGCCGCGGACGCATCGCTCAACCCGGTACGTGTGGTCGGTGCCGTCGACATTGACCTTGAGGTAGGTCGTGCCTCCGGTCGTCACTCCGACGTAGACGTTGAGAATTTTCTTGCGAGCCTTGATCCCGCAGTTGCTGATGCCGAAGTCTACCTGCCAAGGGATCGTCGCCCCGGCGTCGGTGTTGCCGGTCAGTTCGTAGACTCCGTCGTCGGCGAGCCCGTAACACTTCCCGTCGCCGTTGTCGTCGAGGAATGAGTTGAAACCGTAGTCGTCATACTGGCTAGTGGCGGCGGTGTCGATGTTGACGACCCACACTCGGTCGGCGGAGTCGAGCGCCGGGGCGAATGTAGTGCCGGACCCTGCTGTAGCGGTCGAGAAATCGCTGATCGCTAAAGAGTCAATGGCCGAGGCCAGGAACGACCCGAGAACCGAATAGGTGCCAGTCACTTCCAAGTCGGTGAGTACGCTGGCGATCAGACTACGGGAACCTGAGATGGTATCAGTTATCTGCCCGGTCCAATCAAGAAAAACGATATGGTCCTGGCCAACTCCAACTCCATCGAATAGATATATTGAAGTTATTGCGTTAGCAATATTAGTTGCTGGACCTTCGTTACCGTAGGACTGTACAGCAGGCAGAGTAGATTCTCCAATTCCATAATTTCCCTCTCCTCCGATTGACTGCACAGTTGGCAGTGTTGAACTTCCTGTTCCTGGAGAACTGGTAATAACTAGTCCAAACGAAGAGAACCTTGGAACTTCAGCATATCCTACAACCGGTTCAGGCGGGATATAGAACCCACCACTTCCGGTCGAAGTTACCGCCGGAAGCTCGGCTACACCTACTCCATATCCTGCTGGAACTTCGCCACCAAAACTATCAAAGGCTGGCAGCACAGCATAGCCGTAATTCGATTCTCCATATGGTATCAATCCAAATTCAGAAGAAAATGTAGCCGAGGCAAACTGTCCTCGTCCAAAAGTTATACCGAACTCAGAACTGAACAGGATGTCACAGTTATTTACGACAAATCCAAATACAGCATCCATCAGCAGGCTCCGTATTGAACATCGCCGTAGTCAGCGAATTGTGTTGATGTCACCTTATCACCACTAGCATATAGCATTCCATATACATAAAGAGTAAGATACTTCGGACATGCCAGCAGACTAGTATAGACCAGTGTTTCAGTTCCAGTCGTTGCTACATAAACTATACTTCCATCTTCCTGCCTATGGATGCGTAGAACTGATACAGCAGTCTGGAGATCTTTCAACGTTTTAACAGTTACATTATTCTCTCGAATATGAACTCCAGCAGTATCGCAAATTATAGCATGTGAGAATTTTCCTGGAACTAAAGCCTCTGATCCAGCAGCAGCAATACCAAGCATTGCCCCAGCTACTCCATCAGCTACAGTAAACACACATACCTCTCCAACACCTAATGGATTAATACTTCTTGCCCAACTATTCCAACCTTTGTTAAGCAGTTTATTAATTACATTCGGAGTTGCATACGTTGTAGATGTTCCTGGAACAGCCGGAGTTGGAGGATGCCATATCTTAAGTATATCCGCATCAGGCTGTACGTATAAACTATCAGTCGATGTATCGTTATAAGAGACAATAGGAAAAGGAAGAAGATTAGTTCCTTCATAACTAGAGTCTGCTGTTGGGAATCCTTCTCCAATTTCAACAACCATCTATAGTCCCCTCTATGTACTCATAATTTGGAATGTAAATCGGATTTTCTTCAACTACAATATTACTAGTTGGTGCAGTTACAGCACAGAATGCTACTCCACCATTAATTCTTTGAAGGGCAATATATACAGTATACATCAGCAACGGGCCACCATCTAATGGCTGATCTTCTTTCCGATATGAATACTGTTTAAATATTGTGGTTCCAAGAGTTGGACTAGACAACAAAGTTTCAAGTAACTTTATCTGGATTGCACATTCATTAGTTAGCCATGGCCAGATTAATTTAACTTCTGCCCATGTTGCAAGTCGAATATATCCAGGAGTTTCATTGATCGCTGCTGTAGTTATATCTGTATCAGTAGCTGGATCTGTAACATTAGGAACTGTGCTAGGAGGAAGCGATGTCCAATACCCAGGTGTAGCAGGCGTTCCAGGAGTTGTAACAGTATATGATTCTCCTTGAACTATTTCATAAGTATGGTCTTTTTGTAGTACAGTCATGGCAATCCTATTGCATATTTATCGTAAGGCCCGACCGGAGTCTCGGGCAGTATCATTGGTGGAGTTTGATAGATTGCAAGGTCTTTAACAAGTTGCCCTTCACCATACAGACACACTGCGAAGTTATCATCTGATTGCACAGTAAAAGGAAGCTGCCCTAGTACTTTCCATAATTCAACACTATCCGGAATCCACTTCAAGTAGGCAAAGTTATAAACTGGCTCAACATCCCGCATTACCACTCCAATTAGATGTATCTCAGTTGGAGTTACTTTAACTGGCCTTGCATGTACAAGCGTATATCCATCAGGGACTCCAGGCAATTTTGTCCACGATACGAATGGAGAGCCATAATAAACTGCTTCAATCTCTTCCTTTACTCGATTACAGATACATAAATATAATGGAACTTCATTATATGTTCCTGCATAAGTAATTTCTGGCCTAACTCCAACTGTCGAATCAACTTCGGATGGAACACTTATACTTGCACTAAACAACCCTGTTGTAGTGAACTTCACCGTACCATACGTCCTCGACCAGACATACACATCTCCAGCATGAGAATGAAACATGATCGAGTCATAAGGAATTGAGAATGCATTATTCGGGATTGCAGAAGCAAGCTGTTCCAACATTCTTCTAGCATCGCTCCAGCTAGCATACACATCTACATCTGTAGCCAGAGAGTCTAGTAATGGCATGAATTGATCGGAGTTTATAAGATATGTTGTATCTCCAACCTTCATGCTATAAAACAACTTCCATTCTTCATCATCAGCATGATCAGCAAAATAATCTTCAGCAGCACCTCCAGCAAAATACACAACTGGGGTTCCAGTTACATTCATTACATGCAGAAGAGTTTGTATTCCAGCTAATTCAAAACTATAAGATCCCATTGGATGAATTGATCTAACTCCAGTAGGATCGAGAATAATAGTTCTTAACGCTTCTGGCATTACTCCTTCAGGAATTATATCTGATAAATAAATCTTTTCTTCATTTGGAAATTCAAAGTTTCTAAAACAAATCATTTCCAACCCATCAGTATCATAATTAGTATGACAATATGATACTTGTTTAGTTGATGTAAGTTGTTGACCTATTCTAAAGTTTCTTCCAGCCGAACCAGTTTGAACAGAATAAGTTAAGCGCCCACCAAGATTACTTCCATTAGCAAGATAAAACAGTAACGAATTATCATATACAACTTTATACTGATCAGGTGTTCCGCTTAGGTCAATATCTACCATGACGATGTCTGTAACTGTAACCCAAAATGCCTCAGCTGTTTCATATGGCATTATACAAGGAAGTGTAGAGTAATTTGCAACCTGAACTGATTCTGCTACAATAGCCTCATCGACTAAACCGAACCAAGAAAGAACGATAGCAGGCGTGAATGGATATGTAATATATCCAGAAGCAATCATAATATCTTCAGAAGCTTTATTGACAACAACACCTTGTGTATCATATGCAGATACATTCCAAAACAATGAACTCAATTCTGACAGAGTGGAAAATCCACCAAGCCAATAATCTGCAACAGACAATTTAATTCCATCAGTATTAGAGATTGCAACAACCGCTCCCATCGGAGCAGTTATTCTGCCTCCAGTTAATTCTCCCTGCTGCCAAACCTTGAACGTAAATCCGTCCCACTGAACAGCCTTTGCAGGCACATCAATATCTTTTATAACAGCAAGCTGTTTGTTCGCAAACCATTTGCGTTTCTTACTCCTATCTCCATCAAAACTTATCATACAAGGATCTCAGACTGTCCATTAAAATTTATCCAAAACGCTGATATCGTAGCAAGATCACGAACATAGAGGTTGAAGAAATCACCTCCAACAACGCCTGGATCAAACAAATACACAGATGTAAAACCAAGGCTATCAGGATTATATGTTATCCCATACTGTCCAGTTGTACTAAGATTTGAATTTGCTACTGAAGTAGTTGCAATTATAAAAGCTTCTATCAATGTAAGTGTAGTATAATCATATGTGCTTAACACCAGTCTTCTTGGAGATAATGAACTATCATACGCCAACACAGCTATTATTCCACCTGTGTATGACAAAGAAACAGACGTAATAAATCCATCTCCAGTAAGACCTGAATCTGCACTATCTCCTACAGCTGCAACCCCACCAGAGAAACTTATCTTATACAACATTGGCGTAGTTGTTGTCAGATTATCTGCAAACAACACATAGTTATCTGCTGATGCTTCACACAGTGCAACCCCATAATCTGAAAATCTATTACTAGCTATGACAACTGGAGAACCAAAAATTACTGACATTCCAGAGACAGTGCCTATAATATATCTTAACTGGTATCCATCTGGTACAGTGTACCAAGGATATACATACAAAAGATATCCATCATTATAAACTCCTCTTGGATATGTAGATGGAAATGCAACAGCAGCTCCAACTGTAACAGTACCATCACCATTTTCTTGGCAAATAAATGTGCTCGGATAAACTGTTAGGGCAAACTTATCACTTCCTAATGGAACTAAAGATGGATCATATCCATAAGTTGCTGTAACAGATGCTGCAGTTGTACTAGTTAATGTAACTGTCATGCCAGAAACTTCTACTACAACAAAAATCTGTTCCGCTGCACTAGAATTTGGACAAAAAACAATTATGTTGTCTCCATTAAGGCAGCAACAATTCTGAAGATCAGTACCCTTAAAAAGAATTTCTGAAGTAGTTATTGCGCCTACGACATTTCCATCAACTACAGCAGCATATAACTTATAAACACTTGAAGAAAACGCCTGGGTAAAAAGTACAACAAGCTTTCCACTAAGTGGATGATAAATAACTGCATGATGTTTGAAGTTATAACCTGACCCACCATAAGCAGATACTAGAACTTGATCAACAAGATTCATTTATCACTCCGAAGGAATTCCAATAGCATAACTGTCAATCCGCTGTTCCTGACCTAAAGTAAGATATGCCGATGCAACAATAAGGTCAGTCCCAAGAATACCAACTGTACCTTGACATCTCTTAGCCGTAGTACTGAGTGTTCCATCATCAGCTATTGCAGCAAACCGATAGAAAGAAGCATAGCCAGATGCAGCAATAGTACCATACCATGCTTCAGCAGATGCCTTGGTCAATACACCTGAAGATGGTATAGTATCCATATTCAATCCAGTACCACCACCTGATACCGAAACTGTACAAAGCAGCGTAGCAGATCCAAGAGCTGCATCAGCTGTCGCAGGAATCAATGCATCTGCTGCCGCCTGACTAGTAGGACTTCCATATAGCTTGATCAATCCACCATTGATACCAGCAGCAAAGTCGTCAGTTGCCATCAGGTGATTACGCATTCCAGTCGAAAGTTTAAAGCTCATGATTCACCTCAATCAGCAGTGGCGACAATTTCGCCTACAGAAAATGTAAGAACACCATTAGCAATCAGTGCACGAGAAGCAAGAAGGGGTCCTTTAAATAAACAGTTTCCAGCAGCCAGTGCATCATGTACACTTGCATGTGTCACAGTATATCCAGCAGATGCACCATCAACTGTCCACGAAACTTCAAGAGTGCTTAACGATTGCCCGCCTGAACCACCCGCAAATGTAATCGCCTTCCGCACATAATCTGCATCAGTAGCTACAAGCACTTCATTCGCTGCTCCAGTCTCTCCTGGATCACCAGTATGCAGCGCCACATACCAAGCAGATGGTCTCGTAATAGCTGTAGCTGTCAACAACCATGTAAGAACCAAATTTTCTGCATAATCACTTAAACAAGACATATCTCACCTCACACAGAAATAAGTGCAAAGCCAACTGGAACACGAAGAGACTCTCCAGCAGCAAGTACTTTAGCAGTTGAGAACAGCACAGCTGAACAAAGCAGCCCAGTAGTTCCCCCCCTTGTTGCTCCGGTAGTAACAAATGCTCCACGTACTGTCGTTGCACTAGTAAATGCTAACTCATTCGGGCTGGCAACAGTTGTTAGAACTCCAGCTGCAACAGCTGGAAATGAAATCGTTGGTCTTGCTCCACCGACAACCGTATAAACTGTATCCTCTCCACAGTCAGCCAAGAACGTAGTCATAGTATCTGCTGCAAGAGGAGTCCTGTTATTGTCAAACAGCGACAGATACCAAGTTGAGTATGCCGATCCTCCCATGAAAGCAGCATTGAGTAGATAATCAACTGCTGGTGTTGGCATCAAATTATGAATCTTTTCAACCGACTTAATTTTTCCATCTACACCAATATGCTCAACGGTATAAATGAACCCTGGCCTGTAGTTCTCTTTCATTTACTCTCCTCTCCGAATGACCTCGGCATCGATCCATGATTGTGCGGCCAACCGTGAGGTGGTCGGCTGCTGGAGGCTGACGATGAACTGCCGTATTCCATCCTGCTCCCGGATCAATGTTGCCCCGGAAACCGCCGTCTCAACCGCCACATTCGCCTCTTGAACATTCTTACATTCCCCCCCCGGCGCCCCGATGACCAGCCCTCGCTGTGACTGCCAGGCTACGTTGCTGCTGGTCGGCGCCCTCCTGCCGGTACCGTAGACCCCACCGTAATCGAACTTCTTGGTAACCGTGAAGCCGTCTTCCGGCGTCCCAGCCCAGAACTCGGTGCGGTCCCCGTAGGCCAGGAACAACCCATCGGCCACCGGCTCCATGATATCGACAACTGCCGGGAACTGAAGGAAGTTGCTACCAAGCCGGAACTGGTCGAACGAATAAGGCTCCGAGTACCAGATCGTACCGAGCGCATCGGCGACGTAGGCCCGCGCGTTATACAGCCTGATGATCCGGCCGGCCGGCGGCGGACTGATGAAGTGCCCGTCGAACACGTTGCTGTTGTCATAGGTACCGGCGGCGATCGTATAAGAACTGCTCGTCGTATCGGCGACATGGAACAACTCATTGCCGTTGGGCATTGACAGATACAGCCGCAGAGCGACAGCCTGAGAATCGACGATATGCGGCAGGTTGCCGAACACGATGCCACAACTGGCCTGGGCATCGATACTGACGATTTCCGAAGGCCCCGACTCGACCCCGGCAGCATCGACCCAGGCACAACAGGCCAGATACCGGCCGGCGCCGTATACCCCGGAGGTTGTCGACAGGGCCGGCGCCGTCGGCGGTGTCACCCCCCACTTGGTCACAGCGGTAGCGGTGATCTTCAACGATATGACACCGTCGCTGAAGTAGACCGTGTCGTTGAAATACTCGTAGGTGAAGGTAGTGCCGACAATGCCGGAGTAGATGACGGTCGCCGGCGAGGAGCCGTTGAACTGCTTCAGCTTCGACCCTTCGATGAAATAACGACCGAGCGGGCAACTGTACCCCCCCTTCGGCGCGATACACGCCAAGGTCTTGGTCATCCCCCCTCGCTGCCTGATCGATCCATCGTTGGCGAAATCGGCGTTGACAGCGTTGCGAACGAAGTTCTCGGGGATGCTGGCCTTCTGTACCAGGTTATTCATGCCTCCACCAAACGGATGCAGGGTAACAACCCCGTTCTCGTACTTCATGTCCTATACGCCGGATCCATGCCGACCCGGGTCTCCTGGTTGTGATACCGTCGCATCTGCCGGATCCCGTCGGAGACATAGTCCTTGTACCACTTCAGATGATCAGTGGCCTTGATTGGGTCCTGGGTCTCGACATCATGGTGGTTGAACGCCTTGTGTGCCGCCCACTGCACACAAGCCAGCTGGAAGCGGGTCGGCAACTCGGGAGCGGCAGGGGGGGCCGTCCCGCCTCCTTCAGGTACCGGCCCGCTTCCAGCCAGGTCGTACCGACTGTAGCGCCAGAGATGCAGCGTGAGAACCACTCCGTTCTCAGCCGCGGTCGGAGTCGGGGTAAGTTTGATGTACCCAGTGGTCTGGTCAGTCTGCCACTGAGCCGGCCGGCCAGCCGTTGTCGCCCCCAGGTCCTCCGGCCATTCGTCATTGATTGCCGTCGAGTCCGGCAGTATTTTCCCCAGCCGGCGTGCCCCGTCCCAGATGTCCAACACCTGTATCGTCCGATCGGGAATGGCGTAAACGGCGGTGCTGGTCTGCAAGGTCAGGGTATAGTTCGTGATGTCCTTGAAATACCCAGTGTCTTCGCAGAACTTGTCCTGCCCCTCGGCGAGATACCGCAGCAATGCGGCCTCTTCCCAGCCAGTCGGCGGCGACACCGATGAAGCGTTGAGCACATGGTACAACTCGGCAAGCATCTCCGCCCTGGTCATGCCTTACACCCTCCGCCAGGGGACAGCCGAGAAGTGTCGAGTGACATCTTCCGACTCCCCGGTGTACTTGTTCTTCTTCTGCTCGACGATGGTCATCTGGCAGCACTCGAGGGTGGTCATAACCTCCCGCGGTACCTCGACAGGAACCCCGCGCTTGATCTGATAGACTTTCCCGTTGACCCCGACGACCTCGTAATTGTTCATGCCGGGAACTTCATCGATCATAATCCGGACCATGTCTTTGCCCTTGGGTTTGGCAGGTTCGGCGGCCGGCTTGGCGCCCTTGCCTTTCACCTTCACAACTACTTCGTCATCTTCCGGTGGTGCAGGCGGGACCGGTGTGTCAGTCAGGCCAAGTTCAAATTCTTCATTTCCAGTCATACATCCCCCTTAAAAGTTTAATTACGGTTGAACTTCACTCACAAGAGAGGGAGTCGCCCCCCTGCTCCTGTAAGTGCCTTTCGACTAGATTAGTAACCCCACATCTCGATTAAGAAGACGCCGGAAGCGTAGGTGCCGACCACGCCAGCCGCGCCACAGGTAAGATAAAGATACTTGTTGGCTGCCGCCGGGACAAGGAAGGGCTTGACCAGCCCAAGGGTCCATGCGCCGCCGGCGGTGACCAGTGCGGTCTCAGCGAGATCGCCGACCGCGCCATCATAAGCACCAGTGCCTTCGGTAGCGGCGTAGAGATCAATATCGGTCACACCGGTCGTAGGTGCTTCGAGGCAGGTCATAAACCCTCCGACGATCGTGCCGTTGATGGCGGCCGTTACCTGGCCGATGTGCGACACACCACTGAGCCCGATGATATCGAGATCGGTGGTTGTCGACTTGGTGCCAGTGAGATCGATGAGGATCGTAGTCTTGATCATCCCACCGACTCTTTCCACTGCACTCTCATAGATCGTGCCGGTACCGGCAAAGCCTGCGCCCGGGGCCATGGCGTCCTGGGCTGAGAGGTCGGCGGCATAGTTGAGTTCAGCTACTGTAGCGTTGAGCCCCCCAATGGTCGGCATCCCACTGTTGGATGTTTCCAGATACTCAGTGATGACTCTCTGGGTCTTAACTTCTTGTCTGCTCATAGGTATTCTCCTCCTGGTATTTTTCCCGCCAGGACAGGTAAGTGGGTTAGCGGAGAGCCAGCCAGCGAACTACGTCGGCTGCGGTGTCACAAATGTCAGTACCGAGCGTGAACCCGGGGCCTTTGCCTGACATATCGTAGCACGATACAGCGGAGGCAGCGGCGTCGAATGTCGTCTCCGTAGTAAGGCTGGTGGTCGTGGCGATGGCGGCGACTACGCGGGTCTCGCCGTTGACCATGATCTTGTCCCCAACGACCAGTTCGCCGATAAAATTAGTGCTGGTACCGGTTACCGTGGCGGACCCTGCCGTGACAGCGACGGTGCCTGTGATCGTCGAGCCCGATGCCCTTCCAGCATACAGCGAGATCGACCCGGCAGCGTTGACCGACCACTGGGTATCGGCGTGGTTACCATTGTCGAGCGAGGTGCCTGCAGACATCCCGGAGAAATACTCATAGGATGCGAGATTATTGACATTGAACGCCCGAACATACCGCGGCTGCCAGCCGAGGATAACGTTCATCGCGGAGACCGGGTCGTCGACGACGAATGTCCCAACCTTCTGATACTGATCTGCGTGGTTCAAACTCATATCGAAATCCTCCTGCTAAATTTTTAAAAGAAAGGGGGCCGGAGCCCCCCTCAGATATTACAGTTCAGGGATGGCCACTTCTGCAACGGCGACCCAGAGTTGATTGAGTATCAACGCTGCGAAGTAGGTCTTCCAGCCGATATGCCCGCGCTGGCCGAGCTTGTCGGAGTCACTGACGATGCCCGGGTTCTTGACGAACGGAGTCAGGGCGGTAGCACCCTTGAGCGGGGTGACGGCCGCGCAGTCGGCGGCAATGTAGATGACCGGATAGACGTCGGCGTTGGTGCCGGTCGTGGAGATCATCGTGGTGCCGGAGCCGGCCTTGAGCCCGCCACCGTCGGCCCAAGGCGTGAACACGGTGGAGGCGAGATACCTGACGTTGCCGACGGAACCGATCTCGGTCGGATAGGCGGACATTGAACCGTAGTCCACCACATCCTTGAATCCGGGCATCTTCTGAATGACATCCTCAAGATCGGGATGACAGAAGGCGATGAAGCCGGGTTTGACGTTGACGGTCTCCATGTTTGCCGAACTGGAGAGTTTCTTGGTGATGACGGAGGCGTTTTGGCGTTTGAACCCGCGGGTGATCTTCTGCTGCAGGGTCTTGGTCAGGGTCGTATTGACGTCGGTACGAACCGTCGAGTTGGCGAAATAGCGGTTGGTGCCGGCCCGCATGATGTAGAACAGCCGGGTCTCAACCGACAGGGCAGCCTGTTTGGCCAGGATGTCACTGTACTCCTTGATAATCGGATCCTCGTGGGTGTCGGCAACCTTATCGGTAATGCCAACCCAATCGCCGAGCTGGGCGAGGGTGGCCTGATAATCCGTGCTGGTGATGGCACTGCCGGCTGGGGTTACACCCTCGGTCAGATCCGTAGTAGCTGCGGACAAGGCCTCATACCTGCGGAACTTGACGGTATCCGAGGAGTTGCGCGGGATGGGCTTGGCCTGCAGGAACGGCTGCATGACCAGATCGGGGTCGGCCCGCTTCAACAGGTCGGCGGCAAGCTTGCCTGCGGTTCGATAAGAGATATCACTGACGGTCTGTGTGGTCATAATTCTTGCTCCTCCTAGATGGTGGGGTTACGCTTTCGCGGCTTCCTGTGCGAACGCTCCTTCGAAGTCGTCCTCATCAATGCCACTCTGCTGCGTTGTCTGCCTGCTCCTGATGCCTTCCTGGGCTTTGAGCTTGGCTTCCTTCGCAGCGGCCTCTGCTGCTGCTTTGGCGGCGGCAGCATCCGGCGCCGCGCCTGG